TACTTTTTTTTAGGGCCGGACCTGCAAAATCTAGCACCCCGCTGTCAATTAACGGGTTCTGTTTATAATTAGTGTCAATTATAGAATGTTCTATTGATAAATAGAATGTTCTGTTTATAAACAAAGAATGTTCTATTTATAAACAAACAATGTTCTATTTACAATTAGTGTCAATTAGTCAATGTTCTGTTTACAATTAATGTCAATTACTGTTAATTACTGTAAATTACTGTTAATTACTGTAAATTAATGTCAATTACTGTTAATTACTGTAAATTACTGTTAATTACTGTCAACGTGTCACACTAATTAAGGAATCTGTGACACGCGGACTCTAGAGGATTCAGCGACACTAATTATCTGTCAATCACTGAAAACAGCTGACAATTATAGTTTATTTATAGTAATTTCTGAAAACATTACCAAATCGGGAAATACCTACCAAATAAGGAAAGAAATCGCTAATTATTAATACAGGTTTTTATGTGTGATGTTTCTTTAACATAAAACATGTAAAATCTAGCACTTCATATACATTAATTTCATATTTTCTATTAATAGCATTTTCTGAAAATTATTGCCTAATTAGGTAATACCTACCAAATAAGGAAAGAAATCGCTAATTATTAATACAGGTTTTTATGTGTGATGTTTCTTTAACATAAAACATGTAAAATCTAGCACTTCATATACATATTAATTTCATATTGTCTATTAATAGATCATTACGTCATATATTTCATTTACCGCCAATTCTATAATTATCATACAGCCACACCCGTCACACTATGTTGTGTCAACGTCTTATTGGTTACATGGCGGATTGAAACTCGAGATGAATACTATGGATTGAAATTACTACAGCTTGCAATATGCACAGATGCTTTGTATATAAACTGTATGCGTTACTATGAGATCTTCATAATACGCTCAGTTAGCCAAGCAAGATCGACATCTCCACAAAATAACGTCTGCACCAAGATCGAAGCTTTGATGACAGACATGTCCGAACAACCAACCACACCGGTTACTACAACACTAAACTTTTCTTGTATGTATTATGTTATCATTTAATACGTGCACGTTAACTTACATGTAACAGCTATGCCAAGTGCTCCGCGCAAACGGTGTGCGAGTGATCTGCGCTACATAGCGTCTAGAAAAACAGCTCGGGTTGTTGATCAGCTAGCTAAACAAGATGACCAAGATGGCATTGGTAAGTAATTAGTGTTGTTTGTATGGAACATCTGTAACACAACTTTCCAGTAAAATTATTTAAAATCATACCACTTGACGTTATGCCAGACGTTCTGTTTCACTACAGATTTGAGTACCATTTTTTGTATAGATTGTATCAACACATAGCTGATGTCAGACCTTACATCATTGTTAACAGTAGTATAGAAGAAGGATCCGTGTGGCATCTGTTCCCTAATGTCAGTGGCTGGGATACTATTGATTAAGTTACTAAATGTTGTGTTTGCAGACATGGACATGCGCTGCTGTTCACTTCCTGTTGAACTACGTGTAAAAATTTTGTATTATCTGCGGTTTGATAGCGAAGCTCTCGTTGAACTTAAATCAACAAAGGCTTTTCACAGTTTAGTAGTAATCAAAGATTCTTACGGCAATGCTTTAGAGAAAATAACGTACAAACCACGCTCGTCTTATCTTCAAAAATATTTGTACCGTGGCTCTGTAAAGCATTTGTTTACTGTACAAGAGTATTTTCCCAACACATGGGCCCTTAGATGTGTTGAGAGTCCAGATGTATTCTTGTTCACTGATGATGACAGCCTTGGTATTTTGTCAGATACTGATACAAGTAGCGAATATAACACTGATGATAACGAATGAACAGAATTTGGATTTTATGCTGTTGGACCTCGTGATGTATACGAAAGTACATCGGACGACAGTTACGACGAATTAAACAACCTGAATACTACTACTGGGACATCAAGCGCAATGACTGAACAACCAAAGGAATGTAAGCATTTATGGATAGAACGCTATCTTGAATACGTAAAGAAGGATTGTCCGTGTTACATTACGTTTGGATCTTTCACTAACCATCCTAATTCAACAGCTAAAGACGAAAAACATCACTGTTCTAACATCATGTGCCAAAAGCGCATCGATCTCAGCTCTACAGAGTGCTCAGTCAACTGTGCACGACTTGTCCATGCTACTGACAGAGTGCCTGTGGACGAACAACCAAGACACCTAATGAACGCGACATTTCAGTACGAAGCATTCGACACGTATTATAACACACAGCTATATGTACCTATTAGCTCAGGGCTGCGTCGTATTCTCACGCGAAGTTTTTTTTCGCCAAGACCTGATGACACAGCCAGGCATCATCAACTGAGACACAACTATCTTACAGCAAGTAATGTTGCAGCGGTTCTTAATATGAACCCATATTGTTCTCTTAGATCCGTTCTTGAAAAGTACATGCAACCGTACACAGAAGGTCCTGATAACTATTTTATGAAACAAGGGCGCCTAATGGAATCTAAGATCGCAGACAAATTTGTACGAGCTACTAATATTCCATGTGTGTACAACCAAGGGCTGACACCACACTCAAAGTACAAGTTTCTTGCTGCTACATTTGATCTCATTTCGTGTGATGGCGTTCCTATTGAGATAAAGTATTTGGTCAAACGAAACCCTACTGAAGATACGCTGATGCCTACTATGTATTGGGTCCAGTGCCAGATCCAGATGCAAGTAGCTGAAAGCGACAAATGCTTTTATGTTGAATACAAACGCCAAACTGCACACGACAGCGAGCATTTTAATATACTAACTGTACGCAGAGATGACGAGTGGTTTAATCAAATCATTCCTGTACTAGAAGAATTCTGGAACGTTGTGTGTAATTACAGATCTTACTTCGGCAACAACATTCTATGAGATTTTTGATCTCTTTTGGGATTAAACTCCTTGTTTGTTTTTCTCTTTTTGGTCACATGTTCTTTGATAGTTTCGTCAATTGTATTAAGACGAGTAACCACGGAATCTAATAAACTTGTTACATTTTCAAGACATTTGATCATGTTTCTGTGCATATCTAGTGAATGTTCCACCGCTGCTTGAAGCTTTTGGATTGTGGTAAGTCGACCCTGCGGACAGATCTCAACCGCGTAGTTTGCGCCAGGAGTTTTCTTAGCTTCGTCTTCCGAGCACGCTTTAAGTTCTTGAACGACATACGGGACATCAAATGCTCTTTCTTGGGAACCGTAACACGTTCGTACATGAACCGCATCTCGAGCGAAAAGCGGAGCAACAGGGGCGGGTACATATGCATCAAACGGATTGGTGGTTGAACATACAAGTCTGTCGCTATCTGTTGAATTGATGAGGGCATTGGCATTCTCAATAAAGAGTTTCCATTGCGTCTCAAGATCCTCAGAGCTGAGCGGGTCAACATAGATACGTTCCACGGTTCCATGATCAAAATCGTCTCTTGGCAGATCAGGCAACAGCTTGAATGTCTCCAGATCATCCATCACTGCAAGACTTAGTGACAATGACACCAAGACCTGTTCATATACACGTTATTCATATAAAATACAGGCGCGAAAGTGAACCAATCACAGCATGGATTGAAATTGCTTGGGATTGAATTTTAAATATTTCACAATTTGTACACGTGGACCAATCAGATAGATACACAGCGACTTATTTAAAATTAAGCGCCATAATTCAAAATACGTAATAGTTATTAATAAACACAGATTGTCTATTTAATCTGAGTACACAGACCATTTACAACACTATCAGGGCATTTGACATCCAGTGAAAGCATCAAGCAAAAGATCAGCACACAGCAGCAAGCATCGACATGGCTTCTATCCCTGACTATCGCTCTTTTGACATCAACTCAATTACTGTCTCTGCACCCAAGGAACTTAAGTTTGTCAACGTATTTGATGTCAAGACAAGCGAGGGCAAGCCCGTGATCGTTGTCTCTCCTAAGCTTCGGTTGTCTATGGGAATCTTCGCTGTAGATTTTGGTGACAGCAAATTCAGAAAGGGACAGCGCGTCAACGATGTTGCTAACGCTACTAAAGTCACTCTACCGCTGTCTGTGGATCTACCTGGCGAGGACGGCTACGGATTCCTCGAGTTCATGTCCTATGTTGATGCTCGTCTTAAACAGCTCATCTACGACAACGCATCAAAGTGGTTCAAAAAAGACGACGTTCGCTTTATTACTATGAACATCAACGATCTTTTTACGCCATCTGTCAAGCCCGCAGAAAAGTATCCAGCACTCTTCAGCCCTAAGATCTCAATTAACGAAGACAAGATTACTACAGTTTTCTTTGACGAGCATGGTACTTTTATTCCCGATCCTATTAATTTTGTACAGCAGAATAACATGGCTAAAGTGGCTTTTGAGATTACTGGGATTAACCAAGTCGCATCGTCTATGAAGTTTTACGTCAACGTTAAAGCTGTTCAGGTTAAAGTGTTCCCTAGCGAGAATGACTCTAACATGTACGAGCAAACTGTTACATGCATGATCTAGATTTATTACAACAATGTAGTCCATGTATTATCAAAGATATCTGTACAGCATTATTTTAAAAATAAAGTTTCGTGTACAAACAGCTTTTCGGTGTTTTTAGTATACTTGCCATCAATTGCTTTCAATGAAAACTCATCAGCTATGTTTACAAAATCATCTGGACTGGTATACTCTGATACAAATACTATATTGTCTTTAGACATGCAGCGAACCCAGGTCCAAAATTTGTCATGATCGAACACAAGGCCTTCTCTTTCTTCGTTTTGGTACCTCTGTATTGTGCCATAGTACGGCGGATCACAGTATATAATAAAGTTTTTCAGATGACTGTAATCATCATATTCACAACTCTGGAATTTGATCTTAGGCATAGTGTCTGCGAGATTGCGCACTCTTTGAGCAGCTGATGCATGATACGTCTGACCACCGTACCGGCCGATGTAGCTTGCGAAATAAACGCCACCAAAACTTAACTGGTGTCCTAAGAAGCCTTTCTCAGCAGTCACAAGGCCGTCGTATTTCATCTTCATGAATTCTGCTTCAGTGCATGTCGCAGGAGGAGTCCAGCCAGTCTGAGCCTTGTTCCACATAGCTATTACAGATGCGTTGACGTCACCAGCTAAGAAGAACATCTGACGAGGTCCAGCATCCAAAGCAGTATACATGTGTCTATAGACGCCCAGCATTCCACAGAAAGGTTCGCAGTAGCCATCGTATACGGCATTGTCGGGAAGGAATTCTAACATGTAATCTGCTAGACGTCGCCCGTTCAATTGTTTTCCTCCATGGTATTTCGCCATCTCCGGTACAACGATACAAACAACAACTAGTGGCAACAGAATTTTATTGATATGCATCAACGACATTTATACGCATAATAGAGTGCATGCAAAAATGCATCACTGAGATCGTCAGACTTTTTCGTTTTGCTGAGTATATCATACCACGGCGTGTGCTCTAATATACAAAGCACGGTTTTCTCACCAACTATCTTATTGGCTCTATACGCACTCTTGAGACGAGAGCGTTCATTGTACAACATAATCTGGTCACACAATTTCAGCTTGTCTTTCCCGCTTTGATAGCATACTTTAGGCGGGAAAGCATACTTGCCAAGCACAAAACTCTGAATGCAGTACTGTAATTGTCTCAGCGTTTGACTCTGAGCTAGCTGTTTCTCGATAACAAGGACGTCCGGTCGACCTTGTGCATCCAGAACATCATGTAACAACGCAGCCATCTGATTCACAAGCCTCTCTGTGCCTTGTCCCCATTCGCCAATCGAAATTTTGTCTAGCGCCTTGATGTGATACGATCTTTCATTGAACTCAAAGTCGCCACACTCGTTTTCAGGCATCCTCTGAAGATAACAGTACGCCATGTTCTTGATGCCGACATCAATTGCAAGGACCAGCGGTTCCGTTTTCATTGGATGGACTCTTCTCTTTGTTGATATCGGACTTGCGTCTTGTACAATAGCGGCCATGGTTCTCAAGATCGACATCGCACTCTGAACAAACTTTAGCACATTCGTCCAGATGCTCAGAAGCGTACTCAGCAATATTAAATAGCTTTTCAGATACGCGCTTTTTGACTTCGCATTCAATGATTCGCAGCATCTGCTCATACGGGTCGTCATGGTTTTCTGATATCAACACAGAAAGCGCGCGCGCATAATCTCTGCAGATGTCTTCATCAAGTAGCCAATTACCTGGCTGACGTATGATTTCTTCAAACAGTTTTTGATTCGACATTTTGTAAAATAGTTAAATACAGACCAGGGTTCCTGATTTATATCCAATTATAACATAACAATCGAAAAATATCTCAGCGTGGTACATCCAGCAACAGGATCGGTTATAGAAACGTTGAATGTCATAGGATTTGTGGCGTGATTCACTGTGACCACACTGAAACCCAACCCCATATTGGTAGAGACGTTAGGTGCCCTTAGCGTTTGAAGCTGTGTCAGATTGTTTGTCATAAAGCCTTCATATTGCAGACGTGTCGATATAACCGCGTCTCCAGCGGCACTGTGAGGTGCCATCGCAATAGACCCATTCACATCGTATTCGATTGTTGTAGTACCTGCACCGCGCGTGCCTGTTTTATCAAACATCATAATTACTCTTATCATGGAATTTTCAGATAGTGTATTCGCCGGGATAGTCACAGACCGCACAATTTGTTTTGTTATGCCTGTGGTCGTGTCACTCAAATAAGCGCCATACAACACAACAGAGCATCTCTGAAATGCGAGAGAGCCCGCAGTGTTTCCGTTTCCAATCATAGTATTCTTAGGTCCAAGCGAATCGGGTAAGTTTAGCGTATAGGGACTAGTCGTGTTGGTCCAATTCAAATTCACAGATGCTGTCGGGTTGTACAACTGAAGATTGTAGCCAGTCAATGCCATGCGAAGACTGTCCGCAGTTGTAAACCTCAGCTGGCCTCCTGTCGTCCCCACAGATGGCTCTCCAGACCCACCAGGCACCCCAAGATAGATATTCTTACTGTTATTCGCATTGCTCACTCTAAACGACGGCATAGTAGCTACCGAATCCACTGAAGAGTTTCCATTGATGACTACATCTGCTGTAGCCCCTGACACAACTAACTGAGGATCACTAGTAGGATTCGCAGAAAATGTCGCTACAGTAGTATTGTTGGCTTTCACGACGACATTGTTGGCCGACTTTGTTTCCAGTACAAGGTCTTCTCCGTTCTTGGAAAGCGTATTCTGCATCGCACTCTGTATGGATGATGCCAGCTCCTGTGTGCCCTGGATATTCGGAGCAAACTGAGCTACAGACGTTCCGTAAATTGACGACATCGCGTTTTGATAACTTGATTTTTTGATGACTTAATTTTGTAATCTGAATTATATAGACCGAATTTTATAAACTAAATTTTATAGACCGAATTTTATAAGCTGAATTTAAACAGTCTAAATTTAATAAAACTTTTAATGATATCGATGTTTATATACAGCAAGTCTCGTGGTTTCTCAAGACGAATTGATCTCGTACATCACGTCTATCATAATTCGGTAGGTTTTGTTTATGGGAAACTGGACAGTACTAAGCCCGATCTTGTGCCACGCTGTACCTATAATGCCTATATAAGTACCCATAGATACCGTATCTAAAAAGCCTTCAGCAACCACATTGTTTGTCGTAGTAGGCGGTTCGTTATTTAGAACTTTGATCGTACCACAATAATTGTATATCAAATAACTCTTTCCACCAACATATAGCGTAGTAGAGCTTGTACCGTGCTTGTAATAATGTAGCCCCAATTCAAGGGCTATACCATCAGTCTGTGCATTTACGAACCAAGAGATCATGCCTCGCGATGTCACGATGTTGCCTACTCTAGTATGCATTATACTCATGTTAATCGGGAACTGTCTTTCTGGATCGCCGAGATCATATTCCCGTAACGTGCCAGAATGCTGACCTATCCAGCTTCCAAACATTGGAAATTCTTTTGGTATAGATGCATTGTGGCCATTATGAGCCTGCATGTGAGACAACACATAATTTGACAAATTCAGTGTATCCAGAGCATTGTTTCTAGCTCTAATGATACCATCCTGTGGCGAATAAAAACCAGTATCTCGTGCTCCACTGGAATCCCAGCATATCTGAGGAAACTGCGGATTGGTCACCGTGTTAAAAAAGAGGCTGTCTGTTACCATGTCTACCCCAGTATGATAACATTTAAACACGTCACTCCCATCTTGACATATCGTCAATAGACCATCGCTGTTTAGATAAATCCCTGTATCTGTATTGTCACTAAATCTTATAGCAGGCTCGTTTACTGTTCCTCTGCTTGTTAGCATCGTTTTGGGTACCATGACTTCTTGACTCGATATTACGTTGTACGCCGAACATCTCAGTGCCTCGACTCCATCAGCAGACAACGCAAGCTGTCCATCGCCTCCAAGGAATATACCCGTGTCCATATTATCAAGGAACGTTACAGCCGGTGCAAACCTTGTGCCTCTAATTGACAAGACAGCTTTAGGCATAAGCGTTTCTTTGCTTGACACGACTTGTGTTGTTGAACACTGCAGTGCATCAGATCCCTGTACACGAAACCTCAGATCGTTTGCGTTACTGTTCACCAGAACTTGTCCATTCGACGGAGCATTCAATGTCACATTCGTCGTCGTACCGCTCTTGTCTATGTTTATACCATTCTGACCCTGTACAGTCAACTCAAGCGTGTGATTCAGCGAATCCATTGTGAATTTAGTACCACTGTGCTTAATGTACGGGCCATTGTCGCCAAAATCTACACGCGCAGACGATACCGTCATCTCTGTCGGAGTGACCTCAGCCATTACTGCATCGTTCCCTACCATCTGAACAGTTGCATCAGCCGGGAAGTACATGCCCGTATCATTGTTCACCGATGAACACAGGCCAGGTGCACTCTGAGTACCCGCGATCTCTATCTGCTGGGCCACAGAAACATTGCCTGTATTTTCTATCGTCATGCGCGGAACATTATTTGTCTCAAACTGAAGCGGATTATCTGTATTCGTTCCAATCACTAAAGGTACAGAGCTGTTTCCTGCGACATTATCGCCGCCCTTTGTGACTTTATTTGTCTCCATTTGATAGACATCATACTGAATCTGCGATAATATCCTCAGGATCTCTGAATTGAGTGTCCCTGTAACATTCCAAGCTGACCATGCTGACATTTTATTGATGTTTTTACAACAACAATTCGAATAATAATGTCGACAAATCAAGAACAACAAAAAATTAAATGTTGTAGATATAGTCGCATTAAAATAATAACACTGATATATATCTTAAATTTTTTTATTTTTGTGTCGTTTTGATACAACACAGGTTGCTTTCTATTTTTTCTCCAATCATGTTACTTCGCTAGCCGCTTGGCTTTCTTGGCCTCGCGTGCCTTCACCAGCCGTTCCTTCAACACAGCGACTTGCTCATCAGAAAGGGTGGGCTTCGCGCGCTTCTTCTTCTCAGCAGCCGCAGCAGGAGCCTGGCCATCAGCAACACGAGGCTGAGCACTCAGCATGCCTTTCAGTTCTTCCAATTGGCTATTGATCTTGTTGTAAAGCGCACCAGTATCAATCACAGCAGTCTCGGCCATCTTGCTTTTTAACAGAATGTCCAACAGTTTTCAGTTGACACAAAGAAATGTAGACGAAAAGTCTTTTGAAGCGACTTATATACTCAAATGTCAGAAAGATAATAATTTAAATCTAATGATCAAAAATCAAATTACACAGAAAAACTGGCGCCATGTTACAGGCTGGACAGCTTGGATTTGCCGCCATTTTATCTACGACACAGGAAGCATGAAAGACGTGTCCACACATTCTATTTGACGTAAGCGACACTACTAGATGCTCATAGGCCGATTTTACAAAGTGTTTCTTACATATGAAACATTTAGGACACTTGTCCGTCTTTTCTAACAGGACATCTAGATCTTTCTCAAGACTGGTCTGTACATTAGCTGCTATCGAGATGCGTTCTTCTATATTTAACCGCGCTACAACATCGTGCAACTGAACTGCTTGTCCGTTGCACATCAGATTCAGGCTCGCCCACGACATTTTTATTAAAGCGTTCTTATTCTAAAATCTTTTTATTTTTGTAGAAAATGGATACAGCCGAAGATAAAAACACGTACTCGGAAATTCTTAAATTCCAAAAAGCCGAAGCTGCAAAGCACACAAGCAGTGTCCAGCAGTCCACAAAGAAGAATACTAAAAACGGAGAGAATGCCGATACACAACAGAGCTTAAATATTAAGCCCGTAGAGAAACCAGTCTTTTATGTCACAGAACTCGACATTGTTCATGAGAACTTGCCTCAGCCGCCTTTCGCTATGGGTCTCTTGGCCCCAAAGGGTTCTGGAAAGAGTACTATCATCTATAACCTCATCAGCAGACCCGAGTTTTACTACAAGAAATTCGACCAGGTCTGGATGCTCAGCCCGACTTTCTACTTGGATGATACCTACGCTAAAGTGAAACTCAACGAAGAGCGCGTCATCACTGATGTCACACAGTTCACACCAGTCATGAACGACATCATAGGCAAAGTAAACAAACAGATCGAAGGTATCCAACAAGCCGTATCCATGCAAGCACAATCACAAGGCTGGACTAAGGATCAGATCAAAGAAGAAGTCGACAGACAGAAACACCAAAAGCTCGATCGCATTCTGATCATCATAGACGACGCTGTGGGAGTCAAGGCACTCGAACGAGGCTCTATCATTACTAACAGCTTTTCGCGCCATAGGCATCTCATGATTAGCTTCCTGTATGCCATCCAGATCTACAAGGCCATGCCGCCGGTTGTGCGTGTCAATCTCAGCGCACTCATCATTTTTCGTATATATAATCGAGGCGAACTCAAAAAGATCATAGAAGAACAAGCCGTTCTCGTGAAAGATAACACTTGGCTGGCCCTCTACGAGCACGCCACAAAAGAGCCTTACAGCTTCTTGTACATCAATTACAAGCATCCAAAGTACAGATTCTTTAAGAACTTTACAACGCCTTTGATCGTCAACAGAGAATAATAAAGGTACCAGTATTTCTATAAAGTCATTTTAACATTGTTATTTTTATTCACTAGAATTAGTGAGAGAATTATGACACAGGACCCCTACAAAACTCTCTCTAAAAGTATACAGGAATAGAAAATGCTGTTGATCATTTAATGAGTGCTACTTTTTGCATATTATTTGTTTAAAAAAATGTTTATTAATTTATTTTTATTTTTTTTTTATTTTTATATATATTAATAGCATTTTCTATTCCTGTGACGCTCCTGTATCTATTGTCTATCAATGGTCTATCAAGCCTGATACAGGAAGCCATACTGGAAGCATACAGAAATCTCTCAGGAATAGAAAATGCTATTAATTATTTAATAAGTGCTAGATTTTGCATATTATTTGTATAAAAAAATGTTTATTAATTTATTTTTTATTTTTTTTATTTTTTATATATATTAATAGCATTTTCTATTCCTGTGACGTTCCAGTGAGCTTCCTGTAAAGTGGTCTATTAAGCTTCCAGTGAAGGTCTGTGACTGTTTCTGTATAGTCGTCTCAGATTTGGACATGTATTTTTTTTTAACTTTTTTTTTATTTTTGGCGATGTTTTTATGTCCTGTATGTTGTCTACGTATCACGATGTTTATAATATAATTGCACAGATGGGCTTGGAAGTGCACTCTCGGCTTGGGCGCAGGA